AACCCATGTATCATTACCGGAGATCGCCTTTTCAAGCGCCTCGTCATAGTCGTGTTCAATCGTGCAAAACCGGTCCAGCGTCGCAGCGTCAAGCTGGTTACGTCCGACGTACAACCGATTCGCGCCACGCCCTGTCGTATTGCCTGCTGCTATACAGATGAAGTTTTCATGTCTCGGGACATACTCACCATTCGGGAAGCGATACGATCCGTTTGCGAGTAAGGCATTCAATGCTGTTAACACGTTCGCATTTCCTGCATCAATTTCATCTAGGAGGTAAACGCCACCCATCTTGTATGCTGTATAGAGTATGGTACTGACATACTTGCCCATCGCGTCCATGTAGCCGATAAGGTTTGACGTGGTAGTCTGAGCGCCGACACTCTGAGCATAAAACTCAACTTCAAGCGCCTTGGCTACGTTGTGGCATGTGGTAGTCTTACCAGAACCAGCGGCACCAACCAGCATTAAGTCAATGCGCTGTGAAGCAAACAGCAAAACCTCTTCAAAACAGTAATGCTGCAATCCTACGTTAACAGCTACGCCATCCCGGGTCTTGACTTCGATGCTCTTTGTATTCTTCCTGACTTCCTCAATTACAATCGCCCGGACCGTCTCGGGGTCAACGCCACCGTTAAGCTGGCCAAGCAATTCAACCAGCATACTTGCAACTTCTGACTTGTCCACGCTCGTAGCAGGACCGCTGCCAACCTGAGGGATCTCGTCAGTTAACAGATACGTCTCTATCTGTTCCCGGCTCCATCTGGTACGCAATTCCGTTGTAGGAATACCAGCAGCCTTAGCCTTTTCAGCTCCGGCCACACGTAGTTGCTGCATTGTAGATGACTTGCATGTTTCGAGTGTCATGGTGATAACCTCCTTTTAAAGTTCGTGTTAACGTCAACTTGCCATTGAAACAACCACTCGGCGGCACCATAGTATAATGATGCCGCCTGATAGCCTTTCAATGCCTTTCCATTCTCGCAGTACCGATGATTCCCTTTCGTCACCGTTTATCTCCGTGGCGGCTCTCCCCCACTAAAACAGATTCGTCTCTCGGTTCACATCCTGCTTTTACCGTCAATTGTCAAAGATTCTCTGAAACTCTCACTTAACATCTTATATGATGATTCTTTGTCTCATATTAACATCTAAGGTGTCAACAAAATAATTACAACGATTACATTATTATTTCAAACCCGCACCAACAAAGGAACAACAGGCATAATTATTATCACGGCACCATTGTTGCAATAGTATTATATTGCTTCTAATGCTTGAAGCATTACTCAGCAGCGGCAGGCAGGAAAAAAAGGTCAGAGTCAAAAGCAAAGAGTCAAAAGCATAATAATCCGCAAATACTCCTGACCCGTTTTTTCAGCCAATGTGTAGAATATTCTACACTTTTCGCCCGACTGTAGAATATTCTACACCTTTCCCCCCATAGCTCGGGCAGCACAAGGGCGAGAAAACGCCTTAGAACGCAAATTTGGAGCTCGGAAAACCTCGTAAACCGTCAAAACAGCAGGAAAACTTATTTTCAAGGAAAATATCAGCTCGGCTCGGATTCATCCCCTTCCCCACCGCCAATATTTTGACGCTTTCCATGCCGGTTACAGTAAGAATGTCACCTTTTATGCCACCTCGCCGCCTGCCGTCGCCGTAACCCATCGTATCGTATACATATATTCACATTGGGCAGAGGTTTCAGAAACCTTTGCCCTTCTGTTCAGTAGTCAGATCAGGCAACTTTTGCACTGGAGAAGTAGCGGCCAGCGCAGATCGTTCAATGTCACGTGTTAACTTGACTGGCCCGGACCCCGTACCCCCGTACCCCCTGCGCGGTGTGGCTACGGAAAAAGAGTACCCCCCCGGTTGGCATGACCTCTTAATTTTTCTAAAAAGGGATTTATTTTCCTGAGAGGGGCTTTTATTCCCTGACGCCTTGCCCCCCCCCAGCATAGGGAGCCTGTTTTGCCCCCGGGTGTTTCCCTGAGAGTGGCCCCCGTAAAAAAAATTTGGTTCGGTTGCCCGAAGTTTATCTGCCTGTATGGCTTGATGGTTTGCTTGGTGGTGGTGTGTGTATGGGGTGATCATCGTTTGTGCCTCCTACCCCCCTTCTCCTTCGTCTCCCTGTTGTTTTTTGTGTAGCTTGACACCTTGGATGTCGGATTATTTTATTTACGTGGCATTTTAGGTGTTGACATTGTAACACATGGGGTGATAGTTTGCCGCACCGTTTGACATTAAAAGAGTATGGAAAGGGGATTTTAGCGATGGTAGAGAGCAGAGTTTTACTGGATTCACGGAAGATGTGCGAGCGTTTGAACCTGAACCCGACGTGGCTTGGCAATCAGTTGTGGCGGATCAAGGCTGGGAAGGCGACTGCTGACACCTTACCGCCGATATTCCAGATTGGTGGCCGGTATATGTGTTACGAGGACGAGCTTTCTGCTTGGATAGAGGAGCGCCGTGTCAAGGTGACAGTATGAGTCCCGCCAAGGCGAAGGAGTTGCGTGATGCGGGTATTGCCAAGGCTACTGCCAATGCTGGTGATTTTGCGGGGTGTAAGTGGGGCGATCTGGCTTTTTCTTTTGTGAGTCAGTTTTTGTCACAAAGGACTCGGCATGGTTATTTCTTGGCGGAGGATGTGAGGGTTTTTGCGACCGAGGGTGGTTTGCCCGAGCCAAATTCTCTGAGGGCGTGGGGTGGTGTGATGATACGCGCTGCGAAGGCCGGGATGATTGAGCGGGTGGGCTACGCCCTGACTAAGAACCCGAGGGCTCACCATACGCCTGCTGCTGCGTGGGAGGTGGCGATATGATGCGGCGCCCGGGAGAGAAGAAGTTTGACCGTTACGCTCGGATATGCCGGTGCCGGTGGTGGAGTTATTCATATCTGATCAAGATGTGTGCTCACGCACATTTTCCGATTGGGCTGCGGCAGTGGGGCGCTGACCAGATCCTTTATCGGGTGATCTGCCTTGAATACGGGGTGGTGGCGATATGATAAACGGGGATATGTGGCGTGATATTTGGCTGTACGGGATTGAGGCGATCTCTTTCCCAAAGCACAAGCGGCGTGTCAGGGCAACTCTACAGGCCCGGATGCGTCGGTGGAAACGGATACTGTGGAAGATCCGTGCCGGTCGCTACCTGCGGAAGAGGGTGTGGATGTGACGGAATCTGAGCAGGGTGATTTGTTTGGAGGTACGGGCTTATGAAATGGTTTAAGCACATGACTGCCTCCGGTGCAGATCCGAAATTATCATCACTGATCGACATCATGGGAATGGAAGGTTATGGCCTGTGGTGGAAGCTGCTTGAAATAGTCGGAACGGAGATGGACGATACTGAAAAATGCGAAGTTACTTACTCGTTACATAGGTGGTCACTCCTACTTTACTGTCACCACCACAAGGCTAGTAAGTTCCTAGTAACCATAGAGTCCCTATCGCTAGTCTCTGTTGTTACTATGGGTAGTAACCGGACAGTAAAAATCCCTAACATGCTGAAATTCCGCGACTCTCACACAAAAAACTTGCAAGCGCAGAGGGCAAGTAAATTACCAGCAACTTGCAAGCAAGAAGTAGAAGGAGAAGTAGAAGGAGATTTACAACCTCTTGAGGGGGGAAAATCAGGAGAGCCAAAAATACCCGTCGCCAAGTTCATTCCTCCCCCTGTTTCTGAGGTTGATGCTTATTGCTCAGAACGCAAGAACGGGATCGACGCCGAAGAGTGGTGGAACTTTTACGAGTCGAAGGGTTGGATGATCGGAAAGAATAAAATGAAGTCGTGGAAGTCCGCCATCGTCACATGGGAAAAGAAGCATCCCGTAGCGGTCTCAGTAGATACACCCACCAAGATAGACCCCCGCATTTTAGCCGAGTTGAAAAGGGAGAGAGCCGCACATGGAAACTGAGAGACACCTGCCACCACAAAATATTGAAGCTGAAATGTCGGTCCTTGGCGGAATCATGCTTGACGATAACGCCACCGATGTTGCTCTGGAGATTATCAGCGCCGCAGATTTTTACCGCGAGTCTCACCGGAAGATATTTACCGCCATGTGCCGGCTCAACTCCGCCAACGAACCTTGCGACCTCGTAACACTCAACGGGGAGCTGAAAAAAGACGGCTCGCTGGACGAGATCGGCGGGGCGGCCTACCTCGTCACGCTTGTTGACTACGTACCCACCGCAGCCAACATCGCCTTCTACTGCAAAGCTGTCGCTGAAAAGTCTCTTGAGCGCCGGCTGCTCACCTGTGCTCTGGACACGGTAACGATGATCCACTCCAACAAATCGGCAGCAGAGGTCATGGAAAATCTGGAATCCAGCCTCACCATGCTGGCCGTACCTACCAAAAGCGAGCCGGTCCATGCCCGTGAGCTGATACAGGAATCCCTGCGGCGTCTCAAAACACGTCGCGCCAACAAGGGTTCCTTGCAGGGCATGTCGTGGGGCATAGAGGAATTGGACGCGGCCACAACCGGGATACAGCGCGGGGATCTGATCGTAATCGCTGGTCGGCCCTCAATGGGAAAATCGGCCCTCGCCGGAAATATCCTTCGTGCTGTAGGTGAAGCGGGGCTCCACGGCCAGATGCAATCGCTTGAAATGTCCCGCATCGACTGCACCGACAGGATGATCGCTGACGTGGGGAATATCCGCTACAACCACTTGAGGACCGGACAGCTCACCGACACCGAATGGCCGAAACATGCCCGGGCCAGCAACATCATCAGCCAGTTCAACATCCACATTGACGACACCGCCTGCATAACCCTCAGCCAGATCAAATCCAAAGCCAAGAAGCGAAAAAGAGCAGGGCTTGATGTTCTGGTAATCGACTACCTCCAGTTGATCCAAGTTAACGCACGGGACAATCGGACTCAGGCCATCGGTGAAATTTCACGGGGGCTCAAGTTGATGGCGCGGGAGCTGGATATTGCCGTAATACTCCTGAGCCAGTTAAACAGATCCGTTGACGGCAGGCCCGACAAGCGGCCCCTCATGTCAGATCTGCGCGACTCCGGGGAGATCGAACAGGATGCCGACGTAATCCTGTTTCCCTATCGTGAAGCGGCCTACTGCCAGAAGTGCCGGGACAATATCGACAATGACGACCACAACCTTGAAGCCCACCAACGCTCCGCCGAGATCATCATCGAAAAACAACGCTCAGGAGAGCGTAACCTGTCCATCAAGGTCAAGTGGATGGGTCAGCATCAGAGATTTGAGTGCCTTTCCTCCACCCCAGCTTTTTAACACCTTTGATTTTATTTTATTGACACCCAAGATGTGAGGGAATATGGTGCCAAACAATATGGCAAAAAAGGGGAAGGCATATCGAAAAGAAATATCTGGAGTTAACCCTCCCGACAACGGTAATGCTGCCCCGAAAAACCAAGGCCGACGTAAAATATCGCCTCAACCTCAATGTCTATCGCAACACCAACTTCATGGTCCTCAATCAAGCCAAACACCTCTTTCACGAAATAGTAACCTCCCAACTGGCTGGCATGGCATCGGTTACTCCGACAAGACTAAAGCCCCCAATATCTTTGAAAATTACACTATGGGTTGCGAGGAAGTGCGACCTTGCGAATGTAGCGTCGGTTGTGGAGAAGTTCGTTGCGGATGCGATTGTGGAATGTCGAGTTATTACTGACGACAACTGCGAGATCATAACCGCTGGATCGTATGAGTTTGGCGGCTATGACCGCGTTAACCCGAGAGCGATAGTGAGGATTGAGGAACGATGATAACCAGCCCCCATCCCGTTGTAGCACGAATCAAAGAATTTGCAGATCTGCGCTGGCCTGACCGCGACCTTCCCGGTCGCTTGCGTAAGCTGGGTGAAGAGTTCGGAGAGTTGAGCGAAGCCATCGCCCGTTTGTGCGGTATGCGCCCCGGGCTGGTGGACGAAGAGGAACACCTGAACCTGCTCGCCAACATGACGATGGAAGTCGCAGACGTTGCAATCATCCTGCAAGACATCCTGATTGTCGCCGGCGTAGAGGGTGATCTGCTGGAGTGCATGGACGCCAAGATGGAAGTTAACGAGCGCAGGGAGTGGCCGGTGGAAGTCGTTACCGGAGTGCAGCAGGGACCGATGTGATGATCCTTGATCAATACGGGAAAGAGATCCATCCCCGCAATCCCAACCTTCTTACGCTGAAATATATTGGAAAGATGATAGCTCGTCAATTTGAGCGCGAATCAATCTTCGCCGGAATTATGAGGACCGCAGAACTGCGTAAGTCGTGCGGTGTAGAGCCATCTGGCGGTGACACCATCAAGATCAGGACAAGGATAGGGCATACATGAAAATGCTGCTGCGTAGAATCCGCAACCGGATCATGTTTTCAATCGAAACCTTCTTCTGGTTCGCTGAGGTTTGCCCCCGCTGCCCCCCGGTCCAGCGCCTCAATATGTCGCGCCGATCATATCAGTCAGTAATCGGAATCTGCCCCGGCTGTGGGTTTCGGATTGTACGTTAACACCCAAAGGAAAAAACATGACACCCAACGACAAGATTCTCAACATGAAGCGTATTTTCGATGCAGCACTAAACCTCGCGGCGCTCAAGAGTTCCGATTATTCCGGCGACACGGACTCCATGCAGAACTTCCGCGCCTTTGGCTGGAAGGGCATCGTCGTCCGCCTCAGCGACAAGATCCAGCGCCTCATCCAGTTTTCCAAAAAGGAAACGTTCAAGGTGAAGGACGAGAGCATGGAGGACACCCTACTTGATATCATCAACTACGCCGCGTTAACGCTGATCATGTACCGCGAAGGCAAAAAAATGTCCGGCTCCGGTGGTCCGCCTCTGTATTCGGAGGCTCCTGTTGGCGATCCCAAAGCGAAAGAACGCAACAAGATATTGAGCGATATGGTTAAAAATATAACCCAGCCCGTTGCCAATAATCTGGACAGCCGCATCGACGAGGCAATTGAGACGTTCTACCGGAACAACAAACTTTTCCCCGGTGCTTTCATCAGACTCCGGCTCGATGATCGTGGACTGTAAAAGTTAACATGGCCGGCCTTTCGGAAAAAACACGCAAGTTTGTCATGGAGATCACCACGGGAGGGTCCAGCCCGGAGGCGGCTGCCGCTTCGGTAGGGATACCGCAAAACGCGATCCCTGCGCTTATGAGCAGCCCCGCCATCAGGCGCGAGATAGACCTTGCCCTTGGCCGGCAGGGCATAAACGAAGATTATTTTTCCACAAAACTCAAGCAGCTCTGTGAAGCAGAAACTCCCAAGGGAGATCCTGACTGGTCGGCAAGGTCCAAGGGTTTGACGATGCTGAAAGACATCTACGGCCACGACGCACCGAAAGAAATCAAGCAGACCACCACAACGATCACCTACGAAGAACGCCTGTTGCAGATTGCAGATTCAGAAGTGGAAGGAATCAGCCGCATCACCAAAACAAACCTGTTCACGGAGCTGCCCTATGCCGACAATTAGCGATAAATGGAAAGAGCTGATACTGACAGCCCTTACCAAAGTCGGCTTGATATCCCCCCGGTTCAGCGGAAAAGTCACGTTCAACATCAGCGAAGGCGGTATCAGGACTGTCGATATCACGCAGACGGTGAAATAGTGACCGGCGCCAAGGAAAAGCAGGACAAGATAATCTCCACCCTCCGCAGCATGAAGAATCAATTTCTGTTTTTCTCAAAGAACATCCTGAAAGTCCAGACCACTCGCGGCAAGATCGTAGAGTTGATCCTGAACGATCCGCAGACAATCCTGCACTACATCGTCGAAAACATAAAGAGGCGTCGTCCCGTGCGGATCGTGGCACTCAAAGCCCGTCGTATGGGGTTTTCCACCTACTTCTCAGCCCGTTATTACTGGCGGGTGAGCTGGAACCACAACCGGTACGCTACGCAGATCACCCACGAACCGGAGGCCACCGATGCCCTATTCAAGATGATAAAGAGGTTTTATGACTTTACCCCAGCCGATATGCGTCCTTCCACGAAATACAATAATACGCGACTGCTTGAGTTCAACACCAAGGATGGACGCGGCCTTAACTCTGGTTTCAGGGTTGCCACAGCCGGTAAAGAGGATTTTGGCAGCGGTCAGCTCATACATTATTGCCATCTTAGTGAAACCGCGAAGTGGCCTTTCGAGACAACCGAAAGCCTCCTTACTTCGATCCTTCAGTGTGTTCCTGATGATGATGAATCTGAGGTTGTCTTTGAATCCACAGCGAAGGGAATTGGCGGCGCGTTTTATGACAGATTTTGGGGAGCGCGTTACCGAGTATGGATCACCAAACTCGACGAGAAAGGCAATCCGGTAATCACCGAGGAAGTTAACACGACCGCCGAAGCCGATAACATTTACACCTCCATCTTCCTGCCGTGGTTTGTCTTTGAAGAATATACGTTGAAAGCGCCCGACGATTTCTGTCCCGACAAAGACGAGATCAAGCTGATCGCTCAATACGGCGTCACCGATAATCAACTGTACTGGAGGCGGAGAACGATAGCGAACAAGTGCGACGGCAGCATCGACATCTTTAATCAGGAATATCCGGCCAATCCGCAAGAAGCCTTCCTTGGCACCGGCAGGCCCGTGTTCGACAACACCAAACTCTTCCGGTATCAGGAATCACTGCCCGAGCCGATAGCAAACTACGAGTGCCTGACCGGCACGGGACAGTGGATGACAACTCCGACCGGTCGCCTCAGCGTATGGGAAGAACCGAAACCCGGACGCTTCTATATCATCGGAGCCGACGTATCCGAGGGCTTGGTAAAGGGCGACTTCTCTGTAGCCGACGTTATTGACCACCAGACAGGCCGGCAGGTAGCACAATGGCACGGGCATGTCGATGCCGACGTATACGCTGAGATCCTGATCGCCCTTGGCAAGCGCTACAACATGGCATGGCTCGGAGTAGAGCGCAATAACCACGGGCTCACCACAGTAATATGGATCTGCAACGCGCACTATCCGAACGTCTATGCCGAAATGGTCCCTGACCCTCCCGGCAAGCCCCGCAAGCGGTATGGCTGGCTGACAAGCAGTGCGACACGGCCCTTGATACTGGACAACATTGTGCGTGAAGTCCGCGAGGACAGTCACGGTATTATGAGCCGGCACACCGTAGAAGAAATGCTGAGTTTCAAGATACAGGATAACGGTCGGTACGAAGCAGACGGCGGCAGATTCGACGACAGGGTAATGAGTATCGCCATCGCCAAGTATCTGCGTCAGACAATCCCGCTGCCGGCCATGAAGGCCAACGATAAAAACTTCTTTCAGGACGCTCGCACCAATCACAAAAGGGCGCAGCGGGACAACCGGGGGTGGACGTGAGCGCAAAACTTGCAACAGGATTCCTCTTGAACGTATGGCTGGTATTTGCCGAAGCATCCAATCGTACCGAACGCCGGCAGAAGGCCAAAACAGGATCATTCAGGAGGAACGCATGAGGATTCCTACCTCGTTTCAACTCTTGGGACACACCATCACCGTGTCATACGAACCGGAA